TGGCACCCCGCCACGGTGCGCGGGCACCCGGGGGTGATCGAGTAGGTGTCCCCTGGGCCCACCGGCTGGGAAAACGGGATGGCAGGGGTTACGTAGCCGCCCACGTAGGAGGCCACAGTCCGGGACTGGCCCGCCGCCGCGCCGCCGGTCATCCGGATGACCCCGTTGGTGTAGTACCCGTCCACCTGGCCGTTGACCACCACCACGGCGGAGCTGCTGGACCCGGCGCCGGCATACCCGGTGTAGGTCAGGGCCACCAGGTCGATCCCGCACCCGGCGTCTCCAAAAGCATTGGCGCACCCGGGTTGGATCAGCACCCGGGGCATGGGGATACTGAGGCGCTCCAGGTCCGATTTGGCATGGATCAGGGTGGTGGTGGACCCGGGCTCCACCGAGGCCACGTTGCCCTCGAACAGGCAGATGGTCCCCAGGCTGGTGTCACCCCACGTGGGCTGAAACAATCGCTCGATCCGGATTTTGGCGCCATCCAGCGCCCCGTTATGGCAGGCCAGGGGCAGGTTGATCCCCAGTAGGGTGGCGGTATCCCCGGAGTAGACCGTGAGGTCCAGGGTGTCCACTTCCATGCCCTTGGCAATCCGGATGGCCCCGCGGGAGACGATGGGCTGGCTGCCCTGCTCCCCCACCGCCACATAGGTGGCGCCGTTGAAAATCACGTCCCGGTCCCCGTTGGTCCACCGGTAGACCTGCCCGCCCTGCAGGGTAATGGTGATGAGGTCTGCCATCAGAAATTGTTCACCGTTGAGGAGGTGCTGGACCAGCAGAGCCGAGGCATATCTCATGCTATTTCACCGAAATAAGCTTGATCGTCCCGCCTTCCCAGGCCAGGGCCAGGAAGCGGGTTAACTCGATCGAGTCGTCCACAAATCGAACCCGGCGGGCGGAGACCCCGGTCCAGGTCAGGGGCTGGCCGGGGGCGAATGACCCGGTGATCGTCACCAGGCCGCTGGCGGGATCCACCGTAGCGTCCTGGGGGCTGAGCGGGGCACCGTTGGCGAAAATATAAGCTGGCCCCTGGAGGTTGCCGGCAGGATAGCCCTCGTTGTCCAACAGCTGGTAGGTGGTGACCCCGGAAACGATGGACCCGAAAGGGACCTGGTTGCTGGTCCCGGAGGCCGGGTCCACCAGTAGGAAGTTGTCCCAGGATCCCCGCACCTGGGCGAAGAATCCCGCCAGAGTGGTCACCTCATCCTGGGTTAGGCTGAGGCGGTACCCAGCCTTGCGCAGGAAATTAATGGTCAGCTCGTAGGTCCACCTGGGCAGGGACGAAAAGGAGGCCCGAACCTCCTTACCGCTGGCCGCAGATTGGACTAGGGTGCTGTACTGCGTGGTCCTTTTGATCTCGATATCGAGCCCGGGGAGGTCCGGGAAAAGGGCGTTGCTCATCGCTGGGTCCTCCGGTTCTTGGCTGCAGCGTTGGTGCCCTGGATAAACGCCCCCTGGTTGCGATTGACGAATTGCTGGACCGATTTCCCATCCATGGCGGAGATATGGATATGGGTGTCGCCACCGCCCGCACCGGCGGCCGCAGCTGCGGGTGCGGAGGCGCTGGCGAACGTGTCACGAATGAACCCGGCCAGGGGCGGGCTCATCACCATCTCGTCCTTGTGGATCTGGGCGACCTGGTCGGTTGGCACCCGGTCCCACCCGCCCATGGCGCTGGCCCGGCCCAGGAACGACATGCCCTGGGCATAGGCCGCCTCCCCCACTGCCGGCGCCATGGCCCAGCCCACATACGGGATGGAGGCCACCGATTGCATAGCGGAGACTGCGTAGGTGCTGGACTGGCCCCGGATTTGAGCCTCGCTACCCTCTTTACCCAGGACCAGGGAGACTGCCCATTTGATGGCCTCCTCGATGGCCCATTGCGCGAAAAAGTTGATGATCCCCTGGAGGGCCTGGTCCAGAACCTGATTGAATGCGTCTGACCAGGTCATCGTGCCCTGGATCAGCCCCTGGATCGCCGTCTGAAAACCGCCGGTCATGGATTGGAAAAAATTGGTCCACTGGGCCCGCCGCTGGGCAAGGGCCTGGCGGTCAATCTGGAGCATGCGGGCATTAAACTGCCGCTCGACCTGGGCAAGCTGATTCAGTTTCTGCTGGTGTTTGACAGGGTCCTCCTCCAGGGCCGCGGCGCGCTGTGCCGCCTGGAGTTGGATCTGGTATTTCTCGTTCTCGTAGGCCTTGAGTTGGGCTATGTACTTGGTCTGACTCAGCAGGCCGGCATTGGCCTGATTCTCCAGGATCGAGATCTCCAGGTCCAGCCCGGCCAGGAGGGCATCCCGCTTATCCTGTTGGATGGCCGCGTCCACCTGTTTCATTTTATCGGCGTGGGCCTGTTGAGCCCGCTCCACCACCGCCAGGGCCTGGAGGTACTGCTTGGAGTCCGTCCCATAGACTGCGCCCACCCGGGCTGCCTCCTCCTGGGCCAAGGCCACCCGCTCCTCAGATCCCTCCCGGACTTTGGTCATCTTGAGGGCAAAATCAGCCGTTTGCTTGGCCTGGTCCTCCTCTGCAATCTTGCGCCGGAGTTTATTTTCCTCGGTCAGGATCGCCACGTAGGCCTTGGACCCTACCTGGACCTGGGCCTCTTTGGACTGCCAGAAGGCCAGCTCCTCCTGGGTGGACCAGGTGAACCAGTTTTCCTCGGCCGCCTTTTTTTCTTCCAGCTGCTGCTTAAACTGCTGGAGCAGCTCCATGGAGGTGTCCTTGCCTTTGGTGGGGTCCACGGTCGCGGCGCCTTGTGCCCCCACTTTGCCATCCTGGACCGGCCCTTGGTCTGCCCAAAGGGCCTTGGAATTCGTGGCCATCTCCTTCCACGCCGTCCCGATCCCATCCGCGGCTGCTTCTGCCTCGGATTTTATGTCCTGGAATCCGGACTTAGCAGCCTGCCACGCGCCTTTGAAATCGCCGGTAAGGACTTTGTACAGGACGCTCCCCGCGGTCATCGCCCCCTCGATCACCTGGGAGAAGAAGGCGACCATGGCGATAGTGATCGTCTCGACTGTAGCCTTGAGGGCATAGAAAATCTGGATTACCCCTTGGATACCATACATGAGGCCTTGGGCCATGCTCGGCCCGGTCGAACCCAACCAGGTGCCCAGTTTGAGCAGGGTGGGGAGGAGGGCATTCCCGATCTGGACCTGGAGGGAGGTCTGGATCAGGGAGACTTTTCGCATCCCCTCTTCATACTGCTCAGTCTTGGCCACGCCTTCCGGGCCCACGATCAGGTGGAGGCTTTCCGCCTCCTCTCGGGCGGCTGCCATGCGCTCGCTGGTCAGCCGGAGCAGATCCATGGCCTGCTGGGCGCCTTTGCCCCAGAGCAGCTGGGCAGCCGTCATTTGGTCGGTGCCCTGCTTCATGGAGTTGATCTTGTCCACCGCCTCCGCCATGAGGTCCGTCATGGGCTTGAGATTGCCGTGGGCGTCCTTGGTGGAGATGCCCAGGGCCGCAAAACCCTGGCCGCCCTTGGCAATCTGGGCGGTCATTTTCTGGGCGGCAGAGATGTAGGTCTCCTGGTCAATCCCCAACCCCTGGAGGGCGACCTTGAGGGTGGAGGCCTGCCCAGTGGTCACCCCCAGGGTGCGGGCCAGCTTGTCTATCTCCATGTTCCAAGCCACGGTGGTATCAATGACCCCCTTGAAGAGCGCCCCGCCAGCGGCGAGGCCAGCAAGAGCCAGGAATGGGGCCTTGAGATTTTCGATGGTCTTGCCTAGTCCTCCCAGGCTGGTCTCCGCTGCGCCGGCGAACTGCTTGATTCCTGCAGTTCCAGTGGCCAGTCCATCCAGCAGGCCGGACACGTTGGCAATGATCGGGACCTGGAGGGGAGGGGTGGAGGCCATCAGATTCTCTTTCCGCTTTTAAAATCCTTCAAGAACCGCTTCAGCTCTTCTTCGGAGGCATTTTTGATCCCGGCATTTCGAGGTTTATGCCCCACAAACTGGGCCACTAGGATGTGCACCGGGGGCCAGTCTTGCCAGTAGTCCAGGAGTTCCAACATGGTGGGCCACGGGGTGATGTCCACCTGGTGGGGCGTCCACCCCGTGGTGGTCATGACCAAACCGTAGAGTTCACCCCAGGGGATGGGGCGGGATTCCCCTGGGGTTATCTTTCCCCCAAGAGGCCGGTCATGGCGATGACCTTGTTCAGCGCCACCTGGACCTCCGAGAAAGTCAGGCTTTCCACCTCCTCCAGGGTGAGATCCGGATACTCATTCCGAAGTGCTAAAAGAAGCAGATCCGCATGCTCCCCCGCCAGATCCGGGAAGGCCAAAACCTGGGCCATGGGATCTGCCGAAGGGCCATTGCCAAATTTGACGACGGCCTCCAGGAGCGGTTTCAGGCTCCGGCGGATCTGCCCCGTGTTAAATGGGGGCAGGTTATAAGTTTTCCCTTGGATGGTGATGGTGGCCTGTTCCATGCCCTACTCCGCCAGGAACACGTCAACCACGTTCCCAGAATCGTCCGCGAAGGCGGAAAAATCCAAGTCTATTTCGGTGTAGTCGTCCTGTTTCGGGGAGAAATCCAGTTTTGGGAACACCACGGCATAGAACTTGAACCCGGACTGTTTCCCTCGGTATTCATTGAAAACATTGAGCTGGAAAACGATCGAGGCGCCCATGTCCTGGTTGGCCAGGGCGACCGTGTTGCCAGTGGTGGCCGTGTAGAGGTAGTACAATCCCACCCGGTGGCCGGCATCCGCCGCAGCAAACGTATAATCGCCAGTGGTTTCATCCAGCTCGTACTGACCGGCCGCCGGCGCTGATTCCACCCGGGCCATCCATAGGCTGGCAGTATAGTCATAGACCCCACCGTCCCCGGCAAACGTGGCACCATTCAGTGGGGTCAACGGACCACCCCCAGTAGGGATCACCGCACTCTCGTTCCGGGCGCTCATGATCTGGCCAGCAGTGATGGTGGACCCTGCCAGGATGGAGGAGATGAGGGCGGAATTCAGCTCAGCCGTTTTGGCCTTCCCGGTGATTTTGCGCTTCCCGGTCGCCACGTCCACCGGGAACGACTGGGCACCGTATAGCTCTTTGACATCCGCATCGAAATTGGTGGTCACCTCCTGGAGGGTGCCGACCTGAATAGGTGTGGGATTGGCTCCAGGCGGGACGATCCAGAGGGTCCCGAGGCCAAAACTGAACTGCTTACCCATGATGGGCTCCTATGGTCCGTAAATGGTTGTTTCGACGGTGAAATCGTAGGTTGCGAGGAAATCCATGTCCGCGCCGGCGAACCGGACGTTGCTTGAGAGCCCGTAGGGGGTGTAGGACTCGAATTCCATGGGCTTGATGCAGAGGTCGAACAGCTGCTGGTCTCCCAGCAGGGTGTTGAGAACCCACTCCCGGATCGGCAGGGTGGCGGTGAGCATGGGACCAATGGCCCGGATCTCGACCCGAATGGTGGCCACCCGGTTCCGGTCCTGGGTTCGGTGATCGATTTTCTGGCCCAACTTGTCCTCAGCCAGGTAGACCCCCACCACTGGCATTTCATCCGGCTCGGCCGGGAGCAGATCGTGGTCCAGCACCTTGAGCCCCGTCGGCAGGTCTGGCGCCGTGGCCAGGGCTTGGTATGCCCGGGCCACGATGGCATCAGGGGAGAGGGCCGGGGCGGTCATGGCTGCTCCAGCCAGAGGATCTGGATCATGCCGTCATCGGTGACCGAGGGATACCGAACCAGGTAGGTGGTTCCCGGCGGGATGGGATCACCATTCGTGTCGGTGGCCTGGATGTTGATGGTCGATCCCTTCCGGACCGGCAGGGAGCCAGTGGCGATGGTCACAGAGAGGGTTTGACCTGCCACCTCAAGCATCCCCCCGCCCAGACTATTGATGCTGGTCTGGTCGTCCAGGTAGCCCCAGGTGGGCCCGGCGCTGTCCATAGACACCAGAACCGCCCCAGGTCCGTCCCGGAACATCATGGCGAGATCCCCAGCGAGGTCGAATGGCATGAGTCAGCCGTGCAGGGCCAGTAACTCGGCAGCTTCATCTGGAGTCAGGCCTTCGCCCTTGGCTTCCAGATCCTTGATCCTGGCTTCCTTGGGGTTCCCGGGAGCTGGGTCCTGTGCCTTCTTGGTGCCAATCGGTTCGATGTGCATCAAGAGGGCCGGGGTTACGGGGCCGTCATACCCAACTACCTCGCCGGCGATGAAATCGACGGGCCTGAGGATCTGGTACTGGCCCTTCCCGACCTCCTTGAGGTTGTGCACCCGATCGGAGGCTTGGTCCTTGGTGAGGCCAAGAATACCAATGGAAAAGCGCACTGAAGGGGACTTGATTCTGTATTTGGTCATGGGAAACCCAGAAAAGGTGGGGCGGGGCTGGTATCGAGCCGTCCGCCCCTTGGGGGTGGAATTTTTACGGGACCAAAATGACCTGGACCGCCTGCTGCCAGTAGCCGAGCCCCACGTTCCGCCACGCGTCCACGCCGAACTGCCAGGCATCATTGTCAAAGGCGAAATCAGAGCCGTCCACTTTGGCCTTCATCTGCACCGCCTCCTCCTCCTGGCGGATGATTGATTTCACCGAACCGTCGGTGCGGAACACCACGAAACGATCGGTCCAGGGCAGGAGCCGGGCATTCATGGCCACGCCAAACTGCATCCGCTCCAGGGCGGCGATCAGGTTGGTGCCCCCGCCAGGTAGCAGACCGTTGGATACGGCAGCCTCAGCCTGTTTGTAGAGATTGGGCGGGGTCATGATCAGCCACTGCTGAGCCAGCTCGTTCATCGGCTCGCCCACGTCGTCCACAAAGGAAAGAATCTGCGAAACGGCCTGGAAAATAGCCAACTGCATGGCTTCGGTGTTGGGGTTCGACGGCACGCCGTTCGGGGTCGGGTTTGAGCTTGAGGCAACACCGGCAGTGATGGTCGGGAGGCTGCCCAGGGAGATGGTCAGCTTGTTGCTCTGGACCGGGGAATCTCGCTCTTGGTGCGTGGTGGAGAAAAAGTACTGACCGTCATAGGCTGGCAGGGCAGCACCATTGAGGATCAGCTCGGAGCAGAGCTTGGCCCAGTGGGACTGGGTGCGATCCGCCAGATCATTGACCCGAACCATGATTTGGCCGGTCTTGTCCCGGCGGGCATCTCGGCGGCGCACTTCCAAGGTGGCCTCGAAATGCTTATTCTCGATGGTGATCTTGTTTTCGTTGAACCCGCGGGCCTGGCGCCCACCAACCCATTCCCGCATCTGCGGGCTCATGCCCAGCCAAGCGTAGGTCTCACTGGGCTGGTCCGAGTTGAAAAGGTTGGTGATGAGGGGCATCCACCCCTGGCCGGCATTCATTTCCAGCCGGGCATAGTACATACCAATGATGCTGCGCCAAGAAAGAAGTTCGGCAGCCATGTGTATTTCTCCTGATTCAGAGGGTTAGAAGGGGTGTGCCCGACTTAGATCTGCGTATTGAACGCGACCACTGCCGAACCTGCGACGTCAACACGGTACACATGGCCGATGAGGGTATTGTCGGTGGCCGTGAGCGTGAAGGTGGAATCGTCCGAGGCATACACCGGCTCGCCGATCATGGTCGTGGTCACCCCGGCCACCGGGAGCACGATCCGGCCGATGGCATGGGTCCGGACCCGCAAGGACCCCGCCGCGGCGCTCCAGTTGTCCGTTCGGGCTTCAGCGAAGCCAACGAACACGTCACCTGCCTCCAGAGGGCGCGCCAAGCCGGTGGTGGTATCGATTCCCACCGCCGCACCTTCGAAAATCACGGTGCCATCGGCCACCAGGAAGGCATTGCGGTCGCCCAGCTCGTAGGATTGAGGCTGATTCTTGGTCAGAGCCATGGGTCACTTCCTTTCCTGGACTTTGATCTGGCCAGAATCGTTGGCACGTTCGAAGGCCACGTACGACTCGAACGTGATGAATTCGTCTCGGACCGCGGGGTCTTGATCCCAGATCGCCTTACAGCGATCCTGCAGGGGCAGCCCCTCGTTGGCCGCCGGGGCGGCATTGGTTTTCATGGGCGCGGCCGCATGGACAACCGGCTTGGGCGCTTCCGTCTCGATGGCACTGGTGGCGCCGGCGCGGAGCTTGTTCTCGGTCTGGACGCAGATCATGGCCGCCTCTGGGGCTGTGGTCTTGCCATCGAAGGCCAGCTCGGTCATGAGTTTGGTATGGCCCGGGAGCCCGGCCTTCAGCACGTCCTGGATTCGTGCCCGCTCACGGTCCGCACCCTCAGCCCGGCCTTCGGCCCGCAAGGCCTCAGCAATCTGGGGATGTTCCGCCAGGATATATTCCTTGGTGATTTCCACCTGGATCTCCTTTTTGGGTTTGGGGTTGAGCGCAGCACCGGCGCTGTTGAATGAAGGGCTTGCGCCCTCCTGAGCGAGCTTGGCGATGAGGTCGTCCAGGGTGGAAACACCGTCCACCAGTCCAGCCGCGATCGCCGAATCACCGACGAACACCCGTCCATCGGCCATGTCATTGAGTACGGTTTCCGGGTCGGTGCCCCGGTTAGCCGCCACGTCGTCCACAAATGCCTCGTAGATTGCATCTACCATGCCTTGGAGGACGCCCAGCCCCTCATCAGTAAGGGGGGCATGTTCATGGGCCACCGCCTTGTACTTGCCGGCGGTGATCACCGTGGTTTTCATGCCCCAGTCCGCCTCCTGGGCAGACCGGTCCACGTGGGTCATGATCACGCCAATGGATCCCACCATGGTGGTGTCCCCGGAGATGTAGATCTCGTCCGCGGCGGAACCGATCCAATATGCGGCGCTGGCCATGGTCCCGTCGGTGAAGGCCACGCAAGGTTTGGTGCCCCGGGCCCCGGCAATGAGCGCGCATAGCTCCTGGGTGCCATCCACCGCGCCTCCGGGGGAATCGATGTTGAGGATGATGGCCTTCACAGCTGGATCTTCCAGGGCCATCGCGAATTGCTGGCCCACGTAACTGCTGGATGCGCCACCTGAAATCTTGGAGAAAAGGGACATACGCTTGGCGATGACTCCCTCAATGGGCAGCACCGCCACGCCATTGGTGATTTCGTACGGAGCCTGCTCATTCTTGAGGGGCTTCCCGATGGCTGCCTCAACTGCTTTGAGATTGATCTTTTCGCCCCGAAGATGGCGAGCATAGATGCTCATCACCTCGGCATGCATTTCGGGCGTGATGGCCCAGGGGGCATAAACCAGGTCAGCCAATCGCATTTCGGCGCTCCCCTTTCCCAATGTCCTCGGTATCGTCATCAGTTCCGTCACCATCAGTCCCATCGCCCTCTTGGCCCGGGGGGATGGTCCGGTTCGGAGTGCCGGTGATACCAACGGTCTGCTCTGTGATCAGGCCCGCCGTCTTGCGACGTTTGAGTTCCAGGGCTTGCTGGTCGGTGTTCTCCTCCCAGTCGCCTCCGGTCATGGTGATGGTCTCCTCCTCCAGGGTGGAGATGCCCTCCTCCATGCGCATGCCGGCGGCCGAGATCTCTTTGACCGGGTCGATCTGGCCCGGTGCATCCCCGATCCATCGGCATCCCAGGTAGGCCTTGCGGATGAGCGGGTCGGCGAAATATCCAGGGGCATCCAACCGCCCGGTAGCCACTGCCTCATCCATCCAGATCTCATAGATCGGGGCCAGAAAGGATCCCACCACCCAAACCCGCCTGACCTTGAAAAACCGCCAGGCCTCCAGGAGCGCGGCGCGGGCGGCGGTGTAGCTGCTGGTGAAATGCTTGATGAGCACTTCGAAGGGGAGTTCGAGTCGGACTCCAATTTGACGGAGAATGGCCTGGACAAAGGGATCAAAGGCAGTGTTCGGGCGCTTGGGGTCTGCCACCTCGATCTTTTCGCCCGGCATGAGGTCGATGATCGATCCAGCGCCGAGGGTCACGGCGCTGTTGGGATCTAACTGGGACGAGCTGGGCACGCCGGCCTGTTGCTGGAGCCCCTCCCCGTCCGGCGTGGTGACGAACACCGAGAACATTGAGGAGACCACAGCCGCCATGACTTCCGCGTCCGAATACTCTCCCAACTGCTTCAGTGGTTCGATGACCGGGGCCAAGTAGGGAAATCCCCGTGTCTGGGCCACTCGCTGGCGGTCGAAGTGGTGCAGGATCCGGCGTCGGCCACTAGGGGTAAAGGCGGGGATTCGGTCCCAGACCCGGGGCTGAGGGAAAATGGATCCGGGATGGTGCTGGAGCACGTGGTAGGCCAGGGGGGAACCCACGGAATCCATTTCCACCCCGCCGGCGAACAGATCGGTTTGGACCTGCCCCCAGGGATTGCAGACCCGATCCGCCTCGATCAACTGAATTTTGGTCCTGTAGGGGCTCCCGGGGCGATTGACCGAGGGGAGCAGCGAAAAGCAGTCACCACACTCAAGGACGGACCGGAAAACCAGGCTGGTGAGTCCCGCTAGGTCCTGGGTCCGGGTGATGTCACACTCTTTGGACTCCGAGAAAAGTTCCCATTCCTCCAGGGCGGCATCTTCCCAGGCGTCCGCCTCCTCCGGCGTCATGCCCAGGCGCTTGGCGTTGACCTTGGGCCGGGCTTTTATCCCCATACCTACCACGTTGGTGACCACGGTATTGATGGCGCCGCCCGCCAGTGGGGAATTCCGGACCAGGGCCCGGGATCGGTCCCGCATGACATCCAGATCCCAGATCAGGTCGGCATCGGCGGAGCCGGTGGGCGGGTTGAACTCCTTGGTGGCATTTCGACTTCGAGATCCCCCATGCCAGACCCCCGCAATGGCAAGCTGGGTCCGAAGCAGTACGCGATCCCGAACGGTTCGGGGAGAGAAAACACCGATGGCGCGATCAACCCAGTTGAGGCGTGCCGCCTCCCGGACCGTTTCCCGGACTCCTGCCCTGGAATTGAGAGGGTGGCGCGTCATCGGGGAACCACTTGGCGCACCCGCATGCTCCCACCCTGGCCAGAGGACCGGCTTAGCCGGACCAGCCATGCCTCCCAGGTTTGGATGTTCTGGGCAATGAGGGCGGCATCCGCACGGGTCAACTTGCGCCCATGGATTTCATAGGATTGCCCGGAAGCCACGGCAAGATCTGCGGCCATCCACAAATCAAAATGCTGTTGCGCTTGGGCGAGAGTCATTCCGGCCATGCCCAAACAATGGTCGGAGACTATTTTTTTTTATGGCGAAACGTTTCGGAAAATCAATTTCAGTCCCGCTTGATGCCAGCGCTGCGCACCCTCCGGCCCCGCGGTGGCACCTGGACAGGCAGAGTGGTTCCCGGGGCGTCCAGAGACTTCCGCCCCATCAATTCCGCCAGGGCATGGAGGGTCCGGTCCACGTCCTCCGGGACTACCGCCATGACCTCCCATGCCGCGGACGCGTATACCTCGCAATCCAGGGCCTCATTTGGGTCCCTCTCGTTTCGTGGCACATAGAGACGGCGCCGGCGGCCGCCTTCGGTGCGGTAGACCACTGTCTCCGAAGTGATTTGGTCAAAATAATCCGCCAGGAGGTTGATGGGCCAGTGAACATACCCTGGGCCCGGCTTCTCCTCCCGGATTCGGGCAAAAAAGGTGTCCTTGAGGGACACGGTATCCAGGAGGAGGAGTTTGGTCCGTTTGTTGGACCGGGTGACGGGGGTGGCCTGAGGGCGGGTGTTGCCACGAATGGCGAACACGCGCCGCTGGGACCGGGCTCGGCAAAACCGGTGGACTTCCCTGTTGAAGTGGCCGCCGGCGTCCAGGCATGCGGCCGAGATCCGCATGAGATATCCGGAGGCATGCCGGAATTCCGCAAGGATGACCTGATCCACCCGCACCCAGAATTCGTCCAGCGCCGGGTTGCCCAGGACCATCCCCCGCTTGATGAGCCAGGATTCATTCCCCCGGCCCCAGCCACGGATGATGTACTCCCAACGGTCATCCTGCATATCGCCGCCCAGGGTGAGGTAGGCCACGCCAGTGGGCACCTCGGCGTCATAATCCTCCCTCCGGGCCGCCAGGCCTTTGGTTTGGACCTCATCCCCGTCTCGGGTGTCCCATGGTTCTCCCAGGGAGGTGTTGACCCAGACCATGAGGTGGTTCGGGCCCTGCTGTTTCGCCCGGAGGAAGGCAACAGCGATCTCGCCAAAGGTTCGCCAAGGGGAGTAGAGTTCGTTGATTGCAAACCCCGCGTGCCCCCGAACCTCCGGTCGCCCCGGAACCCAAATCCCCTTGCGGAGCATCATGGGCTTGTGGCCATCGGTGATCAGGCCCCCACATTGATCACAAACGTAGTGGGCATTTTGGGGCTCCCCATCGGGCCACACCACCCGGTAACACCCATCCTCGTCTCGCCACTGGAGCAGAATTTGTGCCCCACAGTGGATGCAGGGTAGATGGTAGCGGCGCTGGTCGGATTGCTCCCACGATTTAAAGATCCGGGAGTGGCCCTTGATCCCCGGGGTACTTACCCAAACGATTTTGCGCCTCCCCGCATAGGTAGTGGTCCGCTTCTGGGCCAGGTCCAGGATGTCGCCCTCGGTCCCGGCGGACTCCTCCATGCGATCGATCTCGTCGCCAAAAACATACTGGATGGGCTGGGAGGCCAGGCCACTGGGCGCATTGGAACCCACCACGAACAGAAGGCCCCCGGGGAACGATTTCTCCAGGATGGTGTTGCCTGAGTCCCGGGATTTGGGGTCAGCCACCTTGCCTTTGAGCCGGGGGGTATCCCGGAGCATCGGAGCAAGCCTGGTTTTGGACCATTTTTCCGCCGCCTTTTCCGTGGGTGCCACCCAGAGCACCGGGCCGGGATTCAAATCCATGATCCAGCCAAGGGCGTTGTGGCAGATCTCGTTTTTCCCTACCTGGGCCGATGTCATCATGGTCACGGTTTCGATGGTTGGGTCCGAAACGGCATCCATCATGCCTCGCTGGTAAGGGGCGCGGGCAGAGTTATACCGCCCCGGCTCGGCACTATTTTCAGGGGACATCATCCGGTAGGTATCCGCCCACTCGGTCACGGTCATCCGCGGTGGGGGCGCCCACCTTCCGCGCACCTTGGCCATCAATGCCCACACCCGCTTCAGGGCCTCTGGGCTGGCCCCGAATTCGATAACGCCAGTCAATTGGTTTCCTCCCCATTTTCAGCGCCCAGCTCCAGCTCGGCCAGGGCCGCGTACACCCCATCCTCAATGAGGGTTTTCCGTTCCTGGACCGTCTGGCCATCCATCAGGAGGACCGAGACCCTGGGTGGAATCGATAGGAGCCGGCCCCGGGCCCGCGCAATCGTTTCCGCCCAAACCTGCTCCACCAAATCCGACTCCATGAGTGATCCCCGCATGGCGGCAGCCTTCATTTCTGCGATGTCCGCGTCTGCAGCCGCCTTCCGTGCCTCACTAACTACCGGGTCTGGAACATCCATGACCTCAATCCGGCGCCGTCCCTCTGCCCGCATTCTCCGCTCAAACCACCAGGGCTCCAATTCGTCCCAAACGTAGTATTGACCGTGCCCGGAGCCATGAACGGGGATGTTTTCATCCTTTAATCGCTGAAGAGTTCTTCCTGTGACTCTTAGGAGCAATGCCGCCTCATCCTTGCTCAACTTTGATAGATCCAAGACTAACTCCAGCACTGCTTTAAGAACCGGACACAACATTTTTCATCTGTGTCTAGTTGTTTCAAGAGGTTCGTTCGATACCCTCCTATTTTATCCTGGAAAGAACCTAGTGAATTTTTTTGTTCGTTATATTTGTTAAATGAATCGTTATGCATCATTGACTACCGTGCTGTCCTTAAGGCCTCAATCATTGCCTCTGTCATCCGCCCTGGTGCTACCTTCTGCGCAGTCTTTGTGATTGTATCAACGAACTCAAGCTTCACCGGTACGCTCACCCTTGCCTTAAGAGTGTAGAGCTTCACCACGGCAAGGTCTTGCTGTCTTACCTTACGCTTGGTCAAAGTCCGTCTCTCTACCTTGCTGTGCTCCCCTTTGAATCCACCGAAATTATCTAATGAGAGTTTCTTGAGACTTGATTCTGTGAATCCAGAATGACCTGACCCACCCGTCCTCTGGAGCACGATGGGATCCTGTCGGTTCTTGGGCATGATCATGAACGTCCGTTGGTCGCCCAGCACCCGGCCATGGGAGTCGCGGTGCATGTTGAGATTCTTGGGCCGGCGGGGATCAGAGGCACTGATGATCCGCCCGTGGAAAACTTTGTCGTTGGGGATCCAGAGGTACTTCCGCCCGCCCACTGGTTGCTTGATTCCGCCTTCCTCGAACTTCTGGAGATAGTCCGTCCTGGGATCCAGGGTGATCACCACCCGCCAGTTGGTCTTGGTGGGCTGGTCGCCCTTGTTGATCTTGATGCCCCGGAGGTTGAAGGAATCCCGGCGCAGACGGAACGACTCCTTCAGATGGTCTTGCATGGCCTTCTGGGCGTCTGCCCCGGTGCGGCGCAGGCCCAGGGACACCGCAAACGGAACCTGCCTGGCTGAGACCCCGGTCAGGTAGTTGACCACTGGTTGTGCATTGACGATGACGGCCATCATCGCTCCCAAGGCCGCCCAGATTGGCTTTGGTATTGGGCCGGTAGCCACCGTAGAATTTGCTTGATGTCCTGGACCATCTCCTTGCGGGCTTCTTTATCTTCAAGGGCTTGTGTCTCCCGCGCCCTTCTTTCTTCAAGCATCTGGGTCTTGAGGGTTTCCACGTCGCTCTGGAGCTTTGTTTTCCATTCGGTATCCACCTGGACCGCCACGACATGCCTTTCTTCCCTCTTGGAGGCCCAACCAACCAGGCCACCGAGCAAACCGATCGAGGCGAACATGGCCCCAATGAGCACATTCCACCAGCCACTATCGTGTTTTCGCCGCCTCAGTTCCTGCTCCATGTCGCCCCCTAAAAGGTGATCACCACCCGAACCCGGGCGTCCAGGGTGGAGGCTCCGGTGATGGTGGCCACCTGGCGCACCAGGTCCACCCCTGCCCGAACCGGTAGGCGGGTCCAGGTGTACTCACCGGTGACACCCCAGGATCCGGTGCGGGGATCGTAAACGGCGCCGGCGCCCCAGTGCCGCGGCCCGTCGCCGGCGGCCTTCAGGGCGGTGCGCAGGATGTCCACCTCCTCCCCCCGGGCCTCAGCTGCCTGGAGGTTGAATTTGGCCTCCTCCTGCGCCATGGCCAGCTGGGTCTGGGTCTCCGCCAGCTCCCGGCGCAGCGCGGCCAGGTCGCCCACCTGGGCCGTGACCAGCTCCCGGAGGGCGGGGACCAGGTCCTGGCCGGCGGCCGTCACCTGGTCCAGGCGGTCCTGGGCCAGCCGGACAGCATGGTCCGCCAGCACCGTCTGGCCATGGGCCTGGGCCACCACCACCGCCTGGGCCCTGGCAGCCTTCCCCGCCGCGGCCCCCTTGTCCAGCACCTCCTGGGCCCGGGTCTCCACTCCGGCAGCCTGGGCCAGCGCCGGGGCGGCACGCCGGTGACCGTCCCAGGTCTTGGCGCCCCACCCCAGGGCGCCCCCCAGCACCAGCAGGCCGGCAGCTATCCAGGCCTGGGTGCGGGTAGTCACTCGGTGCCTCCAGGGTTGGTGTTTATGGGCTCCTGGGTCCTGCTGGTAATTTTGACCAGCAGCCTGACCGGTGCCGAATTGGGCCACTTGCCCCCAACCCAGATTCCGGCCCCGAACGTGATGATGGCGATGATGACGGTCATGATATTGATCCTCCAGATCCGGGCGAATTTAACGACGTCATCGGCGATTTGAGGCCCAGGTGCCCGGTCCTGGTCAGAGCCATCGGGCCCTCCCTGCATATCGCCGTACTTGGTGACTCCGTAATTCCCAAGCGCCAACCCGGCCCAGATGGCCAGGTTGCCAGTGCTGAGATTGCCCCGGATCTCCGCCCCCACCGCCACCACCAGGGCCACCAGGGAGCAAATTCGCCCCCACGAGATGTCACCGGACCGATCGCGGAGCGGGCCCAGCATTACGCACCCCTCGGAGGTGTCCAAATGCGCAGGAGGGGGTAGGTCCGGATCCCGGCAATGTCCTTCTCTGTCCGGAGATCCCGGCGGGGAATCAGGCGTTGGGCCGGAACCACCAGCCCGTAGTGCAGACACCCCCGCTCGATGATTAGCTGATCAATGCTCAGCATGCAGGTTGGGTGCTGGACCACGCGGTTGAACATCTCCTGCAGGGTCATGCCGGCCGGTGGTAGGAGGTCCCCCGCCAGCCCCCACAGGTGGGCGGAGGTCAGGCTGGCCCCTGGGATCTGGGAATTCCTGATCTTGCCCCGCAGGCCTGAGTTGATCGTGATCGGCTTGTCTCCACAGATAGCCCGGATCTCCTCAAACTTTGCCGCCGTCTTGGCCAGGTTCCGCCAGTAATCGTCCAGGACCGGGCCCTCGATCTTTGTGTCCCACCCCGCCGTCCACTCTTCCTTGGTTGAGTGCTCTGTAAAGGGCACCATCATGCCTCCTGGCTAGAGGATGTTCATCGGGCAGAATTTTTTATGGCGAAACATTTCGGGAAATCGTTTTAACCAAGGCTGGCCTTTCGTTGGTCATGGTTTTGGCCACGCTTTTAGGGCCGAGGTTCGCTCCTCCACAATTTGCTCAATCCTCCGCACCGAGCACTTAAATTTCATGGCTAGGTGTTCGTGGTTGCGTCCGTCGAATTCGACCCAAACCTGTTCCGGATCCAGGGTCCGCAGGCGCCCCCGTGCGAAATAGACGCGCTGCCCCAAAAATTCATCCCAGATGACGTCGGTGGCCTCTTTGGCGAGGGTTTCAGCAAGTGCCTTAGGGATTCCCTTCCCCAGGAGGCGATCGCGCAACCGGTCGCAAATCTGGGTTCTTCTGGCTGGAACAGCGCTCATTTTAGACCTCTTTGATGTGCTCGATAGCCCTGTTTGGATCTGCAGTTCGCCAGTCCGGCCAGGTCCGCTTCTCATTCTTGGCCTGCTTCCGATCAATGGCCGCGGCGATGACCTCCGGGTCCATCCCAACCCGCCACGCCCCGTCCAGGGCTAGAAGGATCACATCCACCCACTCCTCCAGGTCCAAGGGGTCTGCTTCGATCTCGTCCAACTCCTTGCGGATGTGGTCCAAGACCATTTTGGTCCGGTGCCCGGGCCCGAAGGTCCGAAGCGAAAAATCCCGTTGCCGGCGCAGGTGGCCCACCAGGTCAAACCCAATCTGGGCATCCACACCAGGCGGGAGGTCAATGAATTCGGCTGAAGCGTCGTGCATGGATCAATCTCCGGTTCCTGCCTGGACCCATGGGTCCAGGCAGGATGCTTTTTTTGGCATCAGGCGATGATGGGGATGCCGAGGTCGAAACTACCTATGTGCTCCCGGAGGGTGTTGATGGCCTGGAGCTTCCATTTCCCGCCGTCCGCCTCAAACAGGCAGAGGTGTGGCGTGCCCTCACCGTCCGTCTTGGCTCGGTAAATGAAATCCGAGAGCGGCTGATCAATCTCCTGGAAGGTGCGGAAGGGGGCCAGGGACACCCGCGGCTTAAGGGTCTGCGTTTCCTTTTTGGCCAGACCCGTTTTGACCGTGACCACCTGGGTGAAGCCGTCATCCTCGTCCTTCCGGGTGTTCTCGTTTGTGAGGCTGGCAGCCATTTTGAGGGCGTAGTCCTTGTCCCCGCCATCCGCGAAGCGAGCTGCGAGCTGGATGGAGAATTCCTCCTGGGGCAGCCACTGGCCAAACTTAAACCCCTCGAACGGAATGGGGATGGCCCGGACCATGATCTGCCGGCGCCCGTGGACATCGCACAGCCGGGATTTCAAGGTGACTGTGGTCTCGTTTTCCACGTGGATGAGGTAATCCATGGGGAAATTCTGGTCCTCCAACTTGGCCCGGACGAGGTCCGCGAACCCGGCCAGCGTGCCCACCTGGATAAGGGACTTGGGATCAGGCGGCGCAGCCATGACTTGGTGGAGCGTTTTCGAGGAGTAAACGGTCTCCACTCCGTTGACATCCAGGATTTTGTACTGCTCTGGTTTGGGCAGGCCAACCAGGAATTCGAGCGCTTCTTTGATCATTAAATCTACTCCTTTCAGTGGTATTCCCCGAGCGGGGAAATGGGTCAGCTGGACTTCCTGGTCTGCAAGGGCTCAGCGAGATCCTCGAGGGGCTGGGCCACGAAGGCCTCGTAAAGGCCCAGGCCGGTCTCCGGATCCCGGTTGACGATGGCCACAGTTTTGCCGCACTCCCGGCCCGGCATTGATGCCTTGACCTGGTAGGTCATCTTGACCATCTGGCGGGTATCGTCCGGCTCGAACAGGATTTCGACCGTAAGCTTGCGCTTGGCGCTGGCCGCGACGTTGGGATCCATGATGTTTTCCGAGATCCGCCGCATTTCGTCGGTGGCGGTCTCCATCAAGGCTCCCCCGGCGAGGTTCGCCAGGGTGATTTCAGGGGTTGGGTTCATGAGGTCTCCTTTTGGGGGTGTTGGGGTTGACGACAACGTCTTTTTAGGTCGTATTCGGTTTGCCAGTCAGCGCAGTATCCGCACCGATCCGTTCCAGGGACGGCCAAACGCTTCCCGTGGCAGGTCAGGCAGAGGCCCAGTGCCTTCCAGATCGGCCGCATTTTGCGCATGTGCTCACGCTGCCTTTCGCGCTTTTTTTTGGCACACTTTGGGCACAGATTGCCGTCGGTTTCCGAAAGGGGAGCCCAGCAATCCAGGCACAAACGGGCGGCCTTGAGTATCTCCACTTGCCGGCGCCGGCGGACTTGGTTGGTAGTGGCATGCATCAGGACACCGCCACGGCGAGAAAACAGAGAATCAGCATCATGGCGAGGTACACGGCGGCCCAGAAATCCTTGCTGGGGATGCCGGCCGCCCAAACCCTCAACTGGCGATAGATCATGAGTGCTCCGTTTGAAATGGGTTGGTGTGGATCTCGTAGATTTCGAGGAGGGCGTTGGTGAATTCCAGGAGCTGCAGCTCGGTCCCATAGATCCGCTCAAATTCGCCCTCGCCGGCGTGGATGGCGACCCCAAAACCGCCAAGGCGGTGATGCGGCGGACAGAGCGGAATCGTCTCGAAATGGCTGGCCCGCTGGGCGGCGCCGTAATTCTGGCCATCCGGCCGTGTCCGGATGTGGTGGACCTCTGCCGGCGAGAATCCCCGGCCGGTGATCCTGCAGATGCAGCACCCCAAGTCAGCCACTGCCTGGAGCCGGTCCCGCTCAGCCTTGGTGTGGGTGATCATGGGCGAAATCCTTTCCCGCGGATCGGCTCAGGCTCGGAATCGGTGGCCTGTTCGACCTCGTAAACGTGTTGGGACTCCCCGCGTAGCTCCAGCACCAGGCGTTTCCCGACGTAGGCGCCATCTCGGTTTTTTTGGATCTTGCCCCGGAGATCTCCGTCCTTGTTGCGCCAGAGGTGGACCACCACAGCCGCGTCTTTCCCGGGGCGGTCGGAATCAGCATGGTCTGCCAGGGTCGGCTCGCGGCCATCGGCGTCACTACGCAGCTGGCACAGCAGCACAAATCCGAGGTCCAATTCCTGAGCCAGCGCCATGATTCCGACCGAGACGGCGCCAAACGCATAGGCCTCGGAGCTGCCCTTTTTGACCTCCGGGCGGCCGATCTTGTCGAACTGGTCCAGGAGCACCAGCTGGACCCCGCGCTGGTCCACCTCGTGCCTGATTAGGGCCTCCAACCTGGACCAGGGCGTGCCAGCGCCGGGGCAGAGCATCCGGCCAAGCCCCAGAAGTCCACCTTGCTCCCCCACCCGGGTGACATGCTCAGGGCGGTAGAGCCCCCTCCGCAGATCCTGCACCGGCACCTCGGACAGGTAGCTGGCGAGCCTGGCGCGCATGGCTGGCGCAGCCAGCTCTAGACTCAGGACCAGGGTTTTCACCCCGTGCCGGGCGGACTCCACCGCGATCTGGGTCATCAGGGCGGTTTTCCCCACCCCGGGCCGGGCGCCCACGGTCACGTACTCACCGGTTGGGATCGGCGCCACCTGGTCCAGGGTCGGCAGGCCCCAGCGCCCTCCAGACTCCGCCCCGGGCCGGCGGAAGGCCCCAAAACTGGCCATCTGGGCCAGGATCTCCACCCAGTCCTCCCCATCCTGGCGCCTACCGTCTCGCATGATCCGGGCCAGCTCGACCTGGGCCTCGTGGATCGTGTCCTCCGGGTCTTCCAGGGTGTCCTGGCCCATGCGCTGGATCCGGGAGCCCAGGGATACCAACTCCCGGCGCCGTCGGTGCCCGCGTAGGATGTCCACCAGCACCTGGGGCCGGGCCACCTCCTCACCGCCCAACAGGTCCGCCAGGCCAGGGAGGCCTCCCACCAGGTTGAGCCGGCCCAGCCGCTCCAGCTCCGCCCGCAGAGTCAAACCGTTGACCGGCGTTCGGGCCAGGTATACCGCCTGCATCGCCTCGAATACCGCCCGGTGGGCGGGGTGCATGAAATCCGCGGGGCCGAGCTGGGGTAGACAGGATGCCAGGGCGGTTTCCGCCCCATCCTGACACAGAGTCACCAACAGGGCTTGTTCGGCCGGGGTGTCTTCAGGGATTTCTAGTTTGGGCATGCTAGCTCCAGGGTAGTGGGCTCAGGGCTTGGGGTTGGGGCGGTGGCATCTTCCAGTGGAGGGCTGGCCCGGCCCTGTGCCTCCCCTGCCTCCCGCGCGGCCTTGGCTTGTTGGTGCCAGATCGCAGCGGCGTAGGGGCGCCAGTGGGCGCCACCCTTCTGGTCCGCCTCCGCCCCGAAAAAATACTGCGGCGCTTTGAGCATCATCGGCCCGGTGGCCAGGTAATCCCGCCAGGCCTGAATCAGGATTTCCGGAGTCAGCGCTGGATTGCCCTGTAGCAGGCTGTTTACCCGTTCGGTCAGCACCGCACCGTCTGCCCGGATGGCCCGGTCCCGGGAATCCTTCCCTGGGGTGGCGTCCAGGATTGCGTTGACCGCTTGGACCGTTTCCGGAGGGTATTCCTGGAATCCTCCCCCTGGTTTCAATCTCACCACCGCCCCCCTCCGCTTGCGGGGGGG